TGAACTACTAAGCGCGGACTTAACTAGAGCAGGAATTGATCACGGTCTTATTACTGGAGCTATTAGTGAAGATGGTAGACAAAAAGCTATTGATGATTTTCAGAGTGGTCGCATAAAGTGGATCTTATTCACTGCTCAGGCTGGCGGTGTTGGTGTTACCTTGACTGCTGCTCGAAGATTAGTTATGCTACAACGTCCTTGGTCGTTAGTTGATTACAAACAGGCTCTAGATAGAGTTCATAGAATTGGATCAGAAATTCATGACTCTATTATTATCACAGACTATGTAACAGAAGGTTCCGTGGAAGAAAGAGTCATAGAAGTACTTGGAACCAAGGCAGATAATTTTGAACAAATTGTTCGAGATAAAGACAGACTTATGCAACTACTCAAAGACGATAAGGCGGGAAAGTAATGACAGTTAGAATTTCTAACTCAGAGATACAAACATTCAAGGAATGTAGAAGAAAGTGGTGGCTTGTCTACTATCGACGTATGCAACCTAAAAGCAGATCCTTCACGGGTCCTCTAGCTCTTGGTTCCCGTATTCACGAAGCTTTAGATCAATATTATGCTCTAGGGACTCCTCTGCTCAAGGCGCACTCAGATTTAGTAAAAGATGACCGCGCTCTTATGGATGCAGACTTCCGCGATACAACAGGGCTTGATACAGAAGCGGAGCTTGGGCGCATTATGTTAGAAGGCTACCTGCAGTGGATAGCAGAAGAAGGTATTGATTCTGAACTAGAGATTGTTTCTACTGAAGAAAAAATCTCAGTGCCACTATTTAACGGTGACGTTGAACTGCAAGGAAAACTTGATATGCGCGTTCGTCGAAAGATTGACGGAGTCCGGATGTTCCGCGATTTTAAAACCGTTGGGGGTTCACTCTCAGACTTTGCAAATCTTGCTCCAATGAATGAGCAGGTTCTCACCTACATGTTGTTGGAATCTCAGAAAGAAGATGAGACCAGCAGATCAGAAGGTGGAATATTTACAATGCTGAAAAAAGTAAAGCGCACGGCGAGCGCTAAACCACCCTTCTACGATCAAATAGAAGTCCGCCACAATATCTTCACGTTACGATCATTTTGGAACCGTATTCACGGTGTGATTATGGACCTTATGAGAGTGCGGAAGGCCCTTGATGATGGAGAAAGTCACTCACTCGTGGCATATCCAACACCAACTAGGGATTGCAAATGGAAATGTCAATTCTTCACTATATGCACTATGTTCGATGACGGAAGTTCAGCGGAACAAGCACTAAGTGAAATGTTTGAAGAGTCAGATCCTTACGCATACTACGAATCAAAAAAAGGAAGTGAGTAACGTATGAGTGAAATTCAACGGTCTCTCACGGCTATGGTGTACGGAGAGTCAAAGGTAGGTAAATCTAGCTTTGCTGTCACGGCTCCATACCCACGATTAATGCTTGATGTTGAGGGCGGTCACCGCTTTCTCCCCATCATCATTAAGTACTGGGACCCGTTAAGAGAAGAACCTCCAGTTGCTGATGGTACATGGGACACATGTGTAGTAGTTGTACACAACTACGACACAGTCCTCAAGGCGTACCAGTGGCTACAGGCAGGAAAGCACCAGTTCAAGAGTTTGATTATTGACTCAATCTCTGAACTACAAGTTAAGTGCATTGACAACATTGCAGGAAGCGAACAAATGAAGATGCAACAATGGGGCGAACTTCTTCGTCACATGGGTGGCCTTCTTCGTGATCTGCGAGATTTGACCATGCACCCGACAAACCCACTAGAAGCAGTAGTCTTGACTGCAATGGCTCGACCAGGACAGGATGGACGTATGCGTCCCTACTTACAAGGTCAGCTTGCTATCCAAGCGCCATACTTCTATGACATTCTGGGAGCCCTTACGGTTGAACAGATTGCCAATCCAGACCCAATGCAAGCGCCATATAAGGTACGGCGAATGTATGTAGAACGCACTTCTCAATATGAAGCTGGGGAGCGTGTTCAAGGGAGACTCGGAGAGATAGTTGAGCAGGAGAATCTTTCTATTGAAAGAATGCTTGACCTTGTCTTTGGAGAGAAACAATCCACCACCATCAATGCAAGTAAATCAGCTAAGAAAGAGGTAACAACATGAGTACTCTAAACTGGGGAGACCTAATCAAAGAAGCAGGAGAGGTCACGTCTTACGAGGCCCTTCCAGATGGTGACTACGACATGTCAATCATTGAAAGCACTGCTAAAACTTCACAATCAGGGAAGTCTATGTTTTGTGTAACTGCAGAAGTGCAGACTGGGCCACACGCAAAGCGCCGTGTCTGGGATAACCTTGTAGTTACTACAAGTAACTCTACGGCTCTTGGCATTTTCTTTAGCAAGATGGCTGCACTTGGATTAAATCAAGACTACTTTGCAGCTGCACCAAGTAACGCTCAGATTGAGTCAGCACTTATGGGACGTAAGTTCCGTGCAAAGGTAGGATCTCGCGTATGGCAAGGCGAGAAGAAAAACGAAATCAAGTCGTACTACCCACTACGTGACGCTGCTTCCGGTACTTTTACAGCAGCTGCTGCTGCTGCTGCACCGGCTCCATCACCAGCACCTGCACCAGCACCTGCACCAGCACCTGCACCAGCACCTGCACCAGCACCTGTTGCTGAATCAACAACAGCACCTGCTGCTCCTTTTTAAGGATCACTGCCAGTCTGCCGTCTACTTTATGTAGACGGTAGGCTGGCTTTTTACACGGAGGAACTATGAATATACTTTTAACTGGATCTACTGCAGCACATGTGTCTACAGCAAAGAACTCCAGAACAATTACTTTTCCTGGGCTTATTAATAAAGCTCTTTTATCAGGTCAGCACAATGTGACTTGGGTGGAGCCTTCCGTGTCAATGTCACGGGAGTATCTAGCTGAGTTTGATACCGTAATTGTTGGTGTTGCTCCTCCCACAAGTACGGCTGCTCACAGGATCTATGGATCGCTTTCTGTTATCAGCCATGCGTGGGATATTGGAAATCTCAGACTTTTGGTAGATGCACCAGAGCCTAGACGGATCTGGGCAGGGCTCACGGCAATTCAGAACAAGCCAGAAGATTTGACAAAAGACTTTTATTCCAAACGAAGTGAGTATCGTAAGGTTAAAGACGGTATAGTTTTTGATCGCATCTACAGCGGGGTACAGTTATTGCGTAATCAAAAGTGGCCAATTACTTACTATCCTAGCCTTCCGTGGATGTCTTATGATTCTGTATCAAACTATATTCCTATGTCAAGTCCGGAAAATTTAGTAGGTCTTTGTTTTGACAGAAAGTTAATTGAATCTTCAAGTACAATTGCACCGTCTGTTGAGTCGCCCTTTTGGGCAGCAGATGAGATTAACTCTCGTTGGACTAAGCAACAAGAAAATCTTGTTAGGTTACCTGTTGTATCTCTAAAAACATCTCGTCGAGAATACTCAGAAGAGGCTTTAAAACTGCTATCGAATTCTATAGGTTGTATGGCAAGTGTTTATAGAAATAATGATCCGTGGTGGACTCCCGCTATATCCCAAGCATTGCATGTAGGAGTACCAGTTGTTACTGACTGGCTTCTTAGTTCCATCCTTGGAGATTCGTGGACAGTACTTCCAGGATCAATAGAAGAAATGACGCAGATAGAAAGAAAAAACCTTTCTCAAGAACAGGCTGAGTCTTACACCAGCGCTTTACATTCATGGCAAGACTCAGTAGACTTGCTCACGAGAACACTTACAGATTAAGAGGAATAATGGCTGACATTAATTTCGACTGGGTTAGAGATCAAATGACAAAAGCAAAAGTCAAACAAGATGCTGGGACTTCTGTTCTTAGACTTCTTGAAGTGTGGGACACAATGAATCACACTGAAAAATCTGCTCAAGAAACTGTTGAAGTATTTAGCAAACTGGCTCTTGGACATGCTATAGCAGAAGAAAAAGCTCCACTAGACGGAACCTGGGTTGAGGCCCAACCTGGCCAACTCAAAGTTGCGGACATTGTTCGAGTAAAAACGGACGGCTTTAAAGGTACTGCAGGAGAACGTCATAATGGAAGAGTTTGCAGGATCGTTGGGATTAGATACGGAGATATTGTCTGTAAGTCGATAGACAGTAGGGAACCTATTTTAGACGGCACGCACTACTCACCCCATGATTTAGAGAAACTGATCCCCTCATGAGCTCTATTACAACATTAAAAGTATATGTTTTTGGAGACAATTTTGAAGAACTCGTAGAAAAAGCAGAAGACGAAATAGCATCTCTTCTTGTTATTCCTGTTGAAGATGTCTACCATAAAGCAAGGTATGAACTTTTTGTCACCAGAGATGACGACATGGGCGCAGACTTTGCTTACAAAGCTGAAGTAATAGCGAGGATAAAAATATGAGTACAGAAGATAAATCAGTACCTGAGGCATCACCCGACGCTCCCATCACGCCTCCCAGAGTAGAAGCGTTGAGAGAGGCAGCACGGCTTATTAACTCAGAAAGAAACGTACAGTACGGACCACCGTCAGAAAATTTTAGAAGAATTGCTCGAATATGGTCTGTAGTTTTAAATGTTGAAGTTACGGAAGAAGACGTGGCAATGTGTATGGTCGCCTTAAAAATGGCACGCTACGCCGCAAAAACGGGATATCAACCTGATACATGGATTGACATCGCAGGGTACGCAGGCTGCGGTTACGAAGTCGGAAAAACTGGCTGATGGCTTTACGACCTCCTTGGGAGTTTGAAAAACCACTATGCGCTGAGATTGGAGTAGAGCTCTTCTATAAAGATGATACAAACGAGGAAGATAGAGCAATTGTAAATGGCGAACAAGCTAAGGCTGCTCTAATATGTAAGGGGTGTGAGCATGTCTTTGATTGCGCCGAATGGGGCATTAATCGTGAGCGTTGGGGTGTATGGGGTGGTCTTACCCCTCTGCAAAGAAATAGCATACGAAGAAAACGTAGGCGCGTAGATAGTAGAGACACCTCTATTCAACTCCTTCCATAGTAAATAAAAAGTGTAGAATTAGACTGTGGAAAAGAAATCTGGGTTGGTTGTCGCAATGGCTGTGTGCGAGTCTTGCTATCTTGTTGACCACGTTAGATGGCAGCCAGAAAGCATGGACAACACCGGCAGCGTTATGATGAGACTTGTCGGAGTTGATGTGCCTATTAAAATTAATAGTGGGTCCGTGGAAGTTTGTTGTATGTGCGGTGGAATAACCATTAGTGGTATTTATGAATTTAAAGATCCCAATGATGTCCTTTTTGATGACGATGGAACTGATAAGTTTGAGATAGAACTCCCTCAGTTTGATTTAGGGGATGATCTTGATTGAAAGACAATAGAGCTGGTGAGTCTCTTTGGGAGGAATGGATCGGAGAAGGTTTTTACCTTCAAAAAGACAGTAATATTATCTATGTAACATATGACGAAGTAGATATAACTAATGAAATAGTTAGAAGAGCACTAGCATCTTGCCTGCAAAGAGACGGAGTATTTGACTCTCTTTCAGACAGTTTTAGATCCTTAGAAACTTCTATTGCGTCTCAGGGTTACATTGGATTTGTAGACGAAGAAAAATTTCCTGTGGTAACTAATGAAATTGGAGAGACCGAAGATGGGGATGAAGCAGAGTTCATCTCCCAAGCTACGTGGATAGAGCTCAGCCCTAGTTAAATCTGTTTTGTTTAATCTTAAACTAAAATAGTGTAGAATATATCAGTGTGGAAACCTTCTAAAAACCTCAACTGGCAACGAAATGCCGAGTGCGCCAAACCTGAAAATAAGAATCTTATAGAGAACTTTTTTTCAGACAAAATCTCGCAAAAACATGAAGTAAAAAACCTATGTTTCTTATGCCCTGTACGTTCTGACTGTCTCCAGTGGGCTTTAGAACATCGACAGATTTGGGGGGTCTGGGGAGGAATAGATGAGTTTGAACTTCGCAGGACACTATCAGTGTCATTTAAAGGTGAAGAAGTTAAACGAAAACGTCCACCTAAGTGCCCCTACTGTTCTGCTAGACCAGATAAACTTTCTGTGTCCGTGGAGAAACTCCCTGGAGGAGGCAGATGGACTACCGCAAAGGTTGTTACCTGTGAAGAGTGTGGTTTTGCTTGGAGAAGCAGAACAAGTGCTAATGCAGTTACGTCATATCATTCGGATAAAGAAGTATCTAAGAGGAAGAAGTAATAACAAAAGTTCGTAATCCTTCTTCATAATATGCAAGATTATTATGCAATCTCTGTTCACTAGGATTTAACTCTACGGCTTTATGACCGTGGACAGCAGCTTCTCCGTACTTCTTAAGATTGTATGCAGAAATAGCCGCGTAATCATGTGGAGCAGCTCCCCAAGCTTCTGCTTCACAGAGGTACTCCAAAGGTTTTTCTTTAATTTCTAGAGCAGTAAGAGCAGACTCGTAGCATTTCTCCCAATCTTGCGCCTCGTAGTAGTGCTTAGAAAGATCTACCCACGGTTCTCTGCGACCTGGAGCCTGCTCAATTGCGCGAATAAACCAGCGTTCAGCCTCGTCTTTATTAATTTTACCGAGGTATCGCATAGAAGCAGCACGCTCGGGTGGCCACTTAGCGCGAGGAAGGTCTAGGTGACGTTTAAATTCTTTAGTGGCCTCTTCATACATGCCGTGGAAGTACAATTCACGCGCATAATAAAACGCATTACGGTCGTCGTATGGATCTTCGTCTACCGCCATTTTCAAAAGCGGGAAGTATTGACTTCTTGTCTTTGTGTTGTCTGCGTGATGGTGAATCTCAAGGGCTACCCATCCTTGAACTTCTTCAAAGCCACCATAGGAAACGGCTACTTCATGCACCGGATGCTTCCATCGGTACCCATGACGAGTGTGGATTTTATCTCCACCGTATGTAAGCCCAGGAGTACCGTCTTCATTCCAGTTCCATGTGTATTGGTATCTCGGGCGAGTCCAACCATGCTCAAGTGCATTTTCTAGTTCTGCACGCCAACCTGGAAGAAGAACTTCATCCATATCAAGCGCTATGCAGTAATCTACATCTGCTGGAAGTGCTGCAAGGGCAGCATTTCTTGCTATATCAAAACGCCAAGGCTTAACAAATACATCTGTTACCGTAATCCCACGCTTTTTTGCCAGTGCAACTGTGTTATCCGTTGATCCCGTGTCAGCAATAAGTAGGTAGTCAGCTTCTTTTGCAGATTCGTACCACGGATCAACAAACTGTTCTTCATTAAGGGCAATGGTGTAAATAGCAATTTTCATGTTATTCTTCTTCGGAAGTTTTTTTATCTAAAGACTCTTCACCACTGTAGACAGCAACCATGCCTTTAAATTCGGTTGATCTATTACTTACAAAACCGCCTTCAGATTCTAGCTTATTATCTGCTTCTTCTTTATCTTTAGCTAGAACCTGAACAGTCATAATAACTTCGTAAGTAAAACATGAGGTTGAATTATTTTCAGTTTTTTGATCGTTGTCTGACATAGATCTCCCTTTGTTATATATCTTTAGGAATATCCTACTACATATACTCAGAAAGTGTGGCACTTAAAGGTATTTAGTGATTTCTTTCGCTCCAACAGAGTCTTTTGTAAAGTTAATACCAAATAAACCAGGACTTGAGTGTTGTCCCCAAGCATACCAATATATCCTAGAGATACCTAATTGGTTGCAGTAAGCATCTGTCATTCTCATGTAAGGCTGTAGCATTTGCTCGGGTATTGCTCCGTGGTGAAGATTGTAGTTCATCTCAGTAATCCACAACTTTTTCTTCGGGGCACGAAGAACTTTGAGTGCGGCTTTCCATTTTCTAACGAAATATCTAAATCTTTTAGGGTTTTTGTTTTTCTCTGGGTAGACATGCGCCGCATATATATCTACCGGCCATTTATTCTTTTTTAGTTCCAGAAGATACTTTAACCCACGGCGGATACCGCCAGAGGAAGGACGGAGTAGCACAGGAGAAGCTACAACTACTGCTCCTTGATCTATGACTTTAATAATGTCGTACGCTATCCTCGTCATTTCCCCAAGAATTTTAATGTCTGAGTAGGGGTACCAGAAATCTGCTAACTGAGGTTCATTCCAAATTTGATAGTACTTGATTCGTCCTCGGTAACGATTTACTGTGTGTATAACGTACTCTTCAAACAGTTTCAAGTCATACGGAGGGGAGTTTGAGCCAGGACCGATCCAAGGAGCAAAATGTGGGGCATTCGGATCCTTTGCTGCCCAACGGGGAGTCATCCCCAAAACTAAACAAATATCAGCTCCCTGTCGCTCAGCGAGAGACACTAACATGTCTAGCCTGTCATAATTCCACACCCCCTTTTCAGGGTTAATGTCTTTCCATGTAACACCAACATCCCATAACCTCCAATGCCTAACGGGGATAGTGGGTGGTTCGGTAAAGGGGTGAAGAACGTTAAAACCGTGAACCGTCACGTAACTCGAACTCGAATAATCGTGTTCGGAACCCAACCGTATTCACGCGGGACACGATTCTGTTCGATCCACTTGCCGTCCTGCCAGTTGTATTGCACACTGCGGATTGGTGCGTGGTTCACGCCGGGACTCATGGGACAATCAGTGCTTCTACTTCAGCCTGCACAGTTTCCACTGCAACATCCAGCGCAGCATCGCCACCAGCGAGTGATCTGACCGCTAATTCCAAGGCCATTACTTGCTGGCTGCTTGACAGGACTTCATTGATATTCATTGTTTACCTTTCTTAGTGCTCGCTCGCGCTCGCTTAAACAAGTGTCAGGTGGTCACAGACGCCGCGCGCCCCGTTCACGCTGTCCGAGGCCGTCGCAGGGTATTGCCAGCCCGACGCCCGGGACCCGGAGGTCGTCAACCCGTTCCAGGGCCCACCGAATCGCGCAGCGTTTTCTAGTTGCCAAGTCGAGCCACGCCCGCCAGTGTTTGCAGCCCATGAGGCACCCGCAGAACCTCCACCGAATTCATCTCCCCACACATACATACATCCGGAGGATTGGATCACGCCGAATTTGCTAGTAAACACTTGATCCGCTTGCGAAGAGCCAGAGTTCGTTGTTGCGATACCCGTTGTCACCGGGTCGTTTCCGCGAGAAACAGCCTCGGTTGTACCAAAGGCGAGGTCAGCGAACTCACGGTAGCGTGGTGGTCGCTTGCCGTACA